TGAACAGTCCCGCCGCCAACAGTCTCGCGCTCTTTGCGGGCGGCCAGAAGGATATCATCTTGGGTAATATACAAGGTGGCATATCAAACGCCACGGGTAGCAACATTATTCTCCCGTAGATTATTTCGCCTGAGCGGAAACGTAAATACTTGCAATCCCGCCCAGGAAGGATGATAGATTGGCGCTGTTCAGGGGCACCACGGTTTGGAGTGTCGGGCCTAATCCGCTCGGCACTCCTATCGTATATTCACCACCCTGACGCATCGCATCGCCCATGTGAATGGCGTTGAGAAAACTTCCAGACGCCGCACCTGATTGATATATTATCGACGGCAGCCCACGGCTTAATGTCAGCGTCGTCGTCGACACACTGTCACCGCCAAAATTATAGTTATGCTGCACATTATCTATATAGTAATCCCAATACACGTCCGATTTGCTCGGCTGATATGTAAACCGGCAGCCCGGCATGATATCGGGACGCAGCGGCAACACGACGACAGCTTTCGCCATGAGTGCGGTCGGATGAAAATAGCTCATAAGCCGGGCCAGCAATGTTGCCATCAGCTGAGCCATGTTCTGCGGTTCCAGATTCGTTCCCGCATAGACAGGATCGTACAACCACGGCGTAGACATGAACATGGGCCTATAACCGTAACGGTGTATGGACGCTGGGTCTGCTCCCATGATGAACAGGAACGTGGTTGGTACGATATCCGTACCCGTTCCCATCATGTTGGCGTAAATCCATTTCGGGCTCACGAAATAGACGTTCTGCGCTTCATCTATCGGAAACGTCTGCTGGCTGAGAATGACACCGCTATCCGGCTGAAATAAGGGGAGAGCGTTCCAGCGCGCCATATCCAGATTTCCGAAAGTGCCGGAATCTTGGGGGTTGCTTACAGTCAATGTCAGAGCCGGCAGCGGCTTAACGCGGCTGACAATAGTTGGCATCGCCGGCGTGGCGTAAGGCATACCGGAAGAAGCGAATTGAAGAGATCCGGCACTGGCGACACCAGTAGAACTGGTGGCCGAGGCACTGCCTGAAACCGCCGGCATACCAGGAAAACTATAAGCATTCTGCGGTGCTGTGATAATGAAGAACTCGTACCAGGGATCAGGCAAGAGATCCTTGAATTTGGACATCCAGGTGCCGTCGACCGTGGCAAGGAAATCACCCATCGGCACAGTCAGTCCCTGCTCCGTCAGATAATTCTCCCAGCGCGTGGCGAATAGATTATGCACGTTATATTGTGTGCTCTTATAAGGCACCACAGTTTGCCCCATAATGCTGCCGGGGCCCATCATCAAATTGAACCACGCTTGCGCTATCGTGGATGGTGTGGCGCCTTGTGAGCCCTGAATACCGATCAACGCTGGTGAAAGCTGCTGTGCGATTGCTCCACCACTATTCGTTCCCAGAGCCTGTCCGATTAAAGTCTCCGCGGTAGCACCGACCGTGGAAAATGTCGCCCAGTTGAACTGAGTGAAAAAGGCCGTAAAATCGTACCCCTGAATACTTTGTTGCCGAACAACCGTATCACCCCATTGTAGGATCTCGGCCGGAGTCTGAACAACCCCCACCATGACCACCTGCGCCCGCGAGCCACGCTGCATGGCGATCACCACCAGAGACATCGGCGTGATCACCATAGCCCACGTATTCGGGTCGTCGACGCCGGCCGGGCCGCCGGGAGCCAGTGTCATATTGAATGTACCCGGCGCACCACTATCGATCCCGGCTTGCACGCTGCAGGCTGTAACCTGAGCGTCCGTGAGTGTATAGTTTTCACCCTCGAACGGGTAAATGTCTATCGCACATCCAACGGTGGCTACATTTTCTGACATGTTTTGACCTGTAATAAATTAACGCTTGCGTTACTACTCGACTTAGACTATAGCTGCGACATGTTCCTCGTAATCGCCCTTTTAGCCATCGTAGTTTATTTCATCGTGGACGGCCTGTGCCGGTTCCAGGGTAAGCCTAAGACTGTGGACGGCTGGGTCAGCCTGCATATCATGGCGCTGGTCCTCATAGTCGGAACGGTCTTCATAATCATGCTAACCTACGTGACATGCTCGCAGATGGGTCTTATCACCGGCATGGCCGCTGTCGGCAACTAAACTCATTTGCCACCGGCTCCCCGGTAGCCGCTCGCCTTGAGTGTCGCACCCATTTGATCGAGCGCATTTGCGGCATTTGAAGCATTTACGCTGACAGCCTTAAGTGCCGTAGACGCTATTACCAGAAGCGGCCCCACTTCACTAAAACTCAACGCTGACGACGCCATCTGTTGCGCATTGCTCAGCGCTATATCTCCCTGCATATTAGCGGGAATGCCTTGACCGCCGCCAGTCAGCAGACTGAGAATGGTGGCGCTAGAACCGCTTTCTGTTTTGGTGATATAGCTGCCACCTGGGCCGTAAGCATCCAGTGCTGCTGTCAGATTACCACCTGACTGTTTCAACAGATACTGATCATACAGACCTGCATCGGTCATAGATTGGAGCTGAGATCCGGGTCTTCCCGCGCCGATCTGCGCAAGCGCGCCGCCGGTCATATGCATCACATTGGTCTTATCACCAAGGGTGCCCCAGGTTGATTCTTTCCAGTATTGCGCAGCAAGAATTAAAGGATTTGTCTTGGACGCCCGACCGGCGTTTATCAAATTCGCGATCTGTCCCGGCGACAATTTTAAATTCGTACCAGGAATGTTCATTCCCTGGAGTGCTTTCGTATAGCCAGCCACGCCTATTTTGGAATCATATCCTGGATTTATGCTGCTCAGCGGATTAGCACCAGTGCCTGGGCCTTGACCGCTGTTAGGTATTGTCATCGCTTCGTAAGGTATTGCCCCTGTGTTTGTGAGGCTCCCGCCGACAAGCGTCTGATAAGGGGCTGGCACCATAGCTGTCAGAGCACCGCCACCCGTGAGTATGGCTGTCTGCATACCTTGCGCACCAGCACCACTGAAGATCTGTGATAACAGCTGCGATGCGCCGAGCACATTACCACTCTGTGCCAGAGTATAATAATTATTCAGCGCGTCTCTGCCAGCTTGCGTGCTGTTCAGCTTAGCCCATAAAGCGCCGTTATCGCCTGTCGTGCTGTTTACTTCGGCTTGCAGACTTGCCGCTGTGCTGTATTTGGTTGCGAATAGCGCAGCCCCATATGTGCGCGCCGGATTTGACCCTATCGTACCGAGCGCTCCTCCTAATCCTTGCGCCGCGGCAAGACCGGCCGCACCACTGGCACCGCCCGGCAATCCGCCGAACTGGGTCAAGAATCTACCGAAACCGACCGCTGAAGACCCGGCGCCCAGTGTCGCCATGGACTGAACACCGCTGTCGATTGATTGCAGCACATCAGCACTGTTCATACCCGCCGCAATGGCTTTGGTCAGAACATCAGAAAGCTGGGTGCCGCTGGCTGATACTCCTTGCGGTGTTGTGTTTATAGCTCCCGCCCCGGCCATGTCCGCGAAGAATTGAGCCACCTGATCGGGTGATGACATACCGAACCCGGGCAGGTACGCGGCGCCGGCCATCGAGCTGAGAAGATTTCCTTCACCTGCCGTGCTTCCTTGCAAAATACCATAATTCTGTAGCCAGCTTGCTCCTTGCTGTTGCGTCAAACCATATTGCGACATGACCGCAGTCGGATTGCCGCCCGGCGCTAGGAACTGCGCCATGAGGCTATTCGGGTTGCTCTGATCCCCAAAGGCGTATCCGCCGGCGCGCGACATGCCCGCGGTAAGCCGTACCTGATCGATATATGGCTGCGCCATGCCCATGACGCCGGCTGCCATGGCCACGGTTGATTGAGGTGCTAAAGCGAGTTCCTTGATTATGTCGAAGGCCATGTCGCCGGTGAGGCCACCACCGGCCAGCAACCGCCCCGTTGCACCAAAACCAACCGAACCTAAAGCTCGACCGAAGAAGCCCCCGGCAAAACCGCCACCAAAGCCTCCACCACCTCCACCTCCGCCGCCTCCTCCTCCTCCTCCACCCGCCAGCGTGCCTGGGGTCAGGCGCTGCGGGCTTACGCCAGCATTAGGATAGAGCGTCAGCCCGGGCCCACTCACACCCGCCAGCGCCGCGGCGGTCAGCGGTGCGCCACCCCCTCCGCCGAAAGATGCTGGGGTCAGGCGCTTTACATCCATATCCGTCCGGTTAACGCCTTCGGATATGTTCTTCAGCCCGCCGAGCAGCATGCCCAGAGGTGAGTTCGCCGGGGGTGAACCAACCGGCTGCATAAACTCATTGGCAAAGGATGCAGCGGTCAGTGGCGGCCGTCCGCCATGCGCCAAGGATTCCGGCGTGAGCGTCGGGCCGCCGGCAAGTGTTTCCGGGGTCAGCCGCATGGTCGGATTGAGCATGGCCGGATCCAGCTGGCCAAGACCATTCCGACCTAGCCGGGCTGTGCTTGCTGTATATTTGGCGCCGCCGGCACCAGTCAGGGTGACTTTAGACACCATTTATCGGCTTGCCCCCTCGGGTGAATCCTGGTTTCAACCCTGGTGTAGCAGATGACGGTGAATTGATCTGCTGTCGGGCACGCCATGCCGCGGCGTGCGCTGCCGTGGTGGCCGCGGCCTTGGACGGTCCGTGACCGGCTTTGACCGGGTCCACGAGCACGTCATGCCACGCCGCATCTTCGATTACCTTATGGGAGCCATCCGAGGCTTTGCCGTCACGATAGAAGACCACCTTGCGTGGGTTATCCTGCGCTTCCATCTCCAGGATGAAGTCGAGCTGCGCCGCATTCAGTTCGGTCAGAGGCTTGCCCCAGGGGTTACGGTGCCCCTGGATCTTCGACACCTGCCACAGCTTGATCGCCATTGGACTGGTTGTCTCCAGTCCCGTCGTCACGAAATCGGCCATAGGCGGCCTCGAATGCCTGCCCGATATCATAAACCGTGTTGGTTTTGTCACGCGGGAACTTGGCGCTGTCGACGACAGGCTTACCGTTCGGTCCGGGCGAGAAAGGCCACGGCACGTCGGCGCGCAGCAAATACAGTTCCATAATCGCAAAAATACGGGCTAGCTGTGCAGCCGCGTTATCCAGACCGAAAAGGCTGCCCATGAATTGGGGTGCGATCCGCTGGCGGATCTCAGTCGCGCGATACCCCACCTCAATATCGAAGGTAATCGATGGGATTTTGAAGATATATTTCTGCTTGCGGACAATTACCTCAAGCGTTTCGTCCAGCACATCCGACATTTAGCGGCCCCCTCATTGATAACGGTACTGCTAATATGTCACGTTTATGTGTTCAAGCCAAGCGTCACGGCGCCGGTGGCAAGATTGGACAGAACCTCGATGGCGTTGGTCGCGCTATCCATGATCGATTGACCCGCGCTGTTGAGCACATCGAGCGAAAGGAAGGTGATGCTTTCCTGGATAACGGCATTGGTCGGAATATTCTGGGAGTAGTTTTGAGCCTTACTGCCGACATAGGACGTCATCGTCGTCTTGGTGATGCCGTCATAGACGCTGATGTCGAACTGATTATCCACAAGGATGAAGGCCAGATTCTGGCTGCCTTGCAGGGCCGCGAGCCCCGCCGCTGTAAGCTTGAAGTTGGACAGCGTGACGGACGGCGACATACGAAGCTGTGGAATTTCCTGCGGCTTCGCTGTGCCAATACCGTACAGCTGCTCGGCACCCAGTGGCAGCACCAAACCCACACTCTGCGCGAACATGAGAACGGTATCACCGACGAGCACGGCGACCTGATTACCAGTCTGGACCTGTGGTGTTGCTTGCTGCGCGTTAAAGCCGGGCATGATCTACTTCCTCTTCTTAACCTGCGGTGCTGGCTGTTACGGTGATGTTCAACGGCTGGATCGGCACATAGATCGTGATGTACCGGTTCTGGCCGACAAGCGTTGCTTCGAATGTGATCGCGGCCAGCTGATTTGTACCCGTGTAAACGAGCTGCAGGCTGTTCGCGTTCCAGGAATTCAGCACGCCATTGGATGTGCCGCCTGTATATATCAAGGCATTCAGAGCACGGATCGCCGCGCGCAAAATGACCGATTCCGATACGTTCGAAGCAATGCTGCCGACATAAGGCTGCATCGCGTTCAGCATCGTATAAGCCAGCCAGAAACGGTTACCGACCTGCTGCGATGATGTATTCGATATGTTGCTGTCAGACTGCCAGCAGGTCATATCACTCAAAATCGTTGGCAGTTTGGTCCCTGTCGCTGGAATAATAACCATGACACCGGCATTCTGCAGCTCGGTTTGCTGAGACGATGTCAGCGTCACTTCAAGCCCAGTGCCGTTCAATGGCTTATTGGTTAGCGCCGTGGCAATCGGATTACCGCAGACGATGCCGGCCGCAGCCGCGGCGGCATATAGGCCGCCATAAGTCGTCGGCAAACCCGTCGTGGTGCTGGTAACGACGATGCCGGGATAAGCGTAGACCATCTGAATGGCATTCAGGCTGGTAGCATTTGTGATCGTCGTCGAGACGGAATCGCCTATGCTGGACCCCGTAAAGCCGCGCCGAGGTGCACCGTACAGTATGCTGCTCGCGGTCTCGCAATGTGAGGCGAGAAGCGCCATGACAGCGGTGGTGTTGGTATCGCAGAATACAGCCCAGGCATCCACGTTCAGAGCCACGTTCAGAGCCGACGCATAGCCGCTTGTGGTCGGCGGCACGCCGGTGGCGCCGCTGAAATAAGTCGGCGGAATGGTGATTGGCTGTGCTGATATGACGTCACCCAGCGCGCCGGTCACTGCTGTGCAGTAGGTCGAGGCAAACTGGTTTACCCAAAACGGAATATCATTCTTGAACGCCGGAATATTCTTGAACTGAGCCACACCACCCGAGACCGCGGCAAGCGTGCCGCTGCCGCCGGTGATCTGATAAGAAGGCAACTGGCCGTTCGTCGCGGACAAAAGATCTGCCAGCCAGAACCCGGTACCGTTAATGGCTTCCACCAGCTGTGTAATCGATGCAACCTGCGATGCCGCGAGCGGGAAAACAAAAGTCTCGCCGGCATTCGGACTGGTGAGTGTGAAAGTGCCGCTCGATGCACCGCTCACCGCTGTGTAAGACAGTGAACCGGTCGCAGTGCCATTATACGCAAGGGTGAAGGGGTAGCTGAGATTGTCGCCCGTAACCGAAACCGGCGGCACTTGAGAGTTATCGGTGAGTGTCAGCTTCAACCCAGCCAACGTACCCGAAGCCACCGTAACCTGCATCAGATTCGACGGCGGCCCGTAGCCGACTGTCGTCAGCGTGGCGAATGTCGTGGCGCCGGATGATTGCAGAGCGTAGGCCGCTTGCGTGTTCGATGACGCATCGATGATTGTAATATTCTGCGTGCCGTTCAACGAAGGTGACGGGTTCGCTACGAATGGGATAAACGCTCCGAGCGGACCACCGCGTACAGCATTGATCGCGTTTTGCGCTGTCGTGAAATAGGTCGGGGTCTGCGGCTTTAGGCCGTAGGTGTAGCCGATCATCAGAAGCGGCGGGGTCGGGAAAGTGTTCGACAGCGTCGCTTGCACGTTGTCAGCGTAATAAGCGCCCGGCAGCGAAATGTACTGACCGTTAAATGTGGTTCCGACTTGCGGCATGAGCTATTCCTCCACCGTATCCGTTAGCGCCGTACCGGCGGGTTCGCCTTGTAGGCCGGCTCATTGCTGTGTCCATCGATCAACGAGTGCCAGTATTCAGGCGTGTGGCTCTTACGCTTGTGATTGATCAGCAAAAGCTTCGAATATACTTCGCGATCAGTGCCGACGAGAGACTTCACAAAGATATGCACCGGAACCGGAAAATCCTGGTTCACATGCGCAGGAGGGAGCGGCGTGGGGCCTGGAGCCGGAACCACGTCAGGGGCCGGGGTAGGAGTTTCTGTGCTATCACTCATAATGCCTATCCGCGCTGGGGCTTCATTGAAGCTCCAAGTTACCAGATGGCGCAGGCAGCCCCTATATCGAACACGCCTAGCGGGTTGCTGTCATATGGTCGGTGGTATCTCTATCTCTTCCGTGACCAGATCCGGCATGGTAGCAGTGACAGTGATTGCCTCGATATAGCGTGGTGTCTCCAGTATGTTGACCGGGAAGGTGCCGGAAATCGTGAAGATCATCTCCGCATAGTAAAACCCTGGATTTTTGCCCTCCCATTCGCGGGCATCGGTACCGCTGGCCGCCTGGAAGTCATGGTGCACCTCGATACCCATCGGCAGAAATACAGTGGCGAGCAGCACCTGGAACATACCCAATAGGCTATCCCGATAGAAATCGCGCTCATTGGCGTTGCGCGACATCACCGATACACGCCAGACCCGCTTGCTGTTCACCACAATCATCCAATCGCCGGTGTTATCCGGGTTCTCAACATCCTGACCTATACCCGTCTGATATTGCTGTATTAAGTCAAGATTCACGAGAATGTACGGGAGCGCCTGAAAACCACCCTGGGGCATCTGCGCCAAAACCTGGGTAGCACCGATCCCTGACGGCAGCGACAGATTATTGACGCCGGCCTGCAGCAACCGGATAAATAGCTGTGTAAGTCTATCGGGTGAATTAAAATAGGTCGGTGCAGGATAGATCGGACCGACCTGATTTGTTCCCGAATTATCAGTGACTTGATATACGTAGCCTGAGCCTGGGAAAAGCGGTGCGGGGAGAAGATCTCCAGCGTCAACCCAAAGAAAAGCGCCGGTCGCGGCACCTGTATAGAGCGTCGTGAAAGCCGAAAGCCCTCCAGCACCTGATACCGCCCGAGAGATCGTAACCACACCTTGGCCGGACGCTGGGGGCAACCACCCCGGCATCTCCAGATTGATGACGCCGCCGACCGGCACCACAGAATAGTTTACAGCTGGGCCCGCCATTACGTCTGCATCCCATCGGCTATATTCGCCGCGGCGATAGCGAGGTTCAGCGCCGGGCTGTACGCCGGCATTTCCGGGATGATCCAGGAATCGGCCGGTGAGTTCGGCCCAATCGAAGCGAAGCCGCTGAATTCCGAACTACGCGCTGCCGCCCACATCGTTCTGCGCCGGGAGATGGGGCCAGTATAGCCCAGCCGCCGGGTACCGAAATTTCCTTCTCCCGGCGGCCGGTGCATCGGATAGCCCCGCCCGCGCATGAGCGCCTTCTTCATGTCGTAAGGCTTATGGCCCGACTCGATCCAGGCCGCTTCGGGCGCTATATTTTCATCCGCCATGATGGCGACTGTAGCAACACCCATGGTTTGGCTGCGGATCGATGAGGCATAGCGTCCGGTCGGATACGCGATTTTACGGCCGCCCAGCGGCTCTCCACCTTCGGCAAAACTGACCCACATACGAAATATCTCTAGTGAGATCTGATTGATCGCCCAGGCCGGCAGATCAGTCTGCACTTCGTAGTCGCCGGTCCCGAGCATGTTTATGATAGATGTCATATCAATCTTTACGTCTGGATCATTTGACCCTGTTGCATGATAAAGGGCAAAATAGCCCCATTGGCGTACTGGCTGTATGTCGTGACTGTGGACGAGCCAAGCCGCTCTCGCAGCCAGAGGTCCAGTGTACCTAAATGATACTTCCGCGGCAGATTGACCTGCCCGGCGCCGAAAGCGCGCACATGCGGCAGGCCGCCCGCCTTGCGGAAAATCACATAGAGCGGTGCTGCCTGAAACTCGACCATATAGTTGGTGCCATCCGGTAGTGATGACACAATGACGGCCGTCCCTGATGTTGTGTATGAAGGGAAACTTATTTGCTGCGTGGTGGTATTATATGTCGTCACAGCACCGGAAGGTGCAATCACCATATTCTGCTGGTAAGGTAGATTGATGAGCCCTCCGACCTGCAGCACAGCGTTATAGCGCGTCAGGCTGTCCGGCAGCACGATGATATCGCTGGTGCCAGCATACTGCCATGCTTCATTCGGTACGTTCGGATTGGCTGGATTTATATAGGGAATTGTCAAGGCCGGATCCGCGGACTGGATCTGACCCATCTTTTCTTCCATGAAAACACCGGGCTCATTCGGTGTCGGAGTCATCTGGGTGAATGTTGCGAGAGCAGGAAACGGTTCGCTTGGCGCATCCCAATACGTGCCGACACCAAAGCACTGCAGGCAGCCGGGATCAGCACCTCCAACCATGGGCAGGCGCCCTTGCGGACCACCTCCGGCGTAGGTGCAGGGACAAGTGTGAGCCTTCATCCAGGACACACGCTGCCCCATGCTCGCAATCAGATTATTGAACGGCTCCGCCGGGAGCAGCCAAGGGGTTATGGCCGGGACAAAAGGAGTATCGGACATCACACAAATCCAACCACAGGCCCGCGAACCTTTTTCTTCGCAGTGCCCATCAGGTCTTTAGCGCGTTTCTCGTAAAAATCTATCTGTCCTGCAAAAGCGCCCTTGGCGTTCCACTTGGTCCGGTACAGCAAACCATCGACCTGAGTTGTCGTCTCCATGGCGCCGAAGTTCACACCGAGCTGGATGTTGCCAAGTGTGATTGCGGCCGCCTTAGCCAGTACCAACTCACGCATGAAGGACCATTCCGAATTATAATCGTTCGGTGTCAACCCGGCGGTATATTGAAACCACAGCCCGGCCGGCACTGATTCAGCGAAGCCCATGAAGGCCAGCTGCATGGCAAACAGCGGCAACATCTGCACGTTGGTCGACGGCACAAAGCGAACATAGCCGCGGGCCCGATCTTCCACGATCCAGCTTTGCGGCATGCGGAAATATTCGTTCAGCAGCGGATAGATGAAGGCCATGTTCTTGGTGCCCGGCACCTGGGCATTAGATATGCCGGTCGGGTCGACAAACTCGACACTCTGCACCGGCCGCCAGCGCAGCTTCTGGAAAATCCAGCCTTCATCCTGCGCGCGCTTGAAGAAGAAATCATAGCCGGGCTCGTAGAGATCGTAATCGACACCAAGCTGCTGATAATTGAACTGGGTGGTAACACCTATCGCCTGCGCTTCGGCTTTCGATGTTGCCGGGGGTGCTGCGATCCATGTCTGGCACAGCCGGATGTTTGTTTCTTTCTCGACTTCGTCTTCGGCAAAACGGATCCATTGCAGGATGTTTGCGTCCGGTACCGGCGTCGGCGGGTTGCCATAGCTTTGGATGGGCACCTGGACATATTGACGAAGATCTGACGGCATGATGCCGCTTTTGGTGGGGCCGCCGGTGGTCGGATAGCCAAGGACGACTTGTGACTGGCCGGAAACCGGCGTGCTCCAACTCCACAAGGCTTTTGATGCGACCGATCCGGACATGCGGCTTAACCTTTACGGCGAGACTGTTGATGCCGGTGGCGCGCGGGTGGAGGCGCGATATCCGGCTCCGGTGTTATATCGCCAAGAGAGACCGGTTCGGGGAGATCGAAGACTATTGTGTTGCTGACCGGCGATGGCAGCGGCTCCGCCAAAATCGTGTTGCTGACGGGTGCCGGATGAGGAGTAGTGAACATCTCCAGGACCACGTCGCTATGGTTTTCCAGGGCTTTCGCCTGTGCCGGGGCCAGATTCTCAGCTATGTAATTGTCGCCGGGTGCCGAGGTAAACTGCACCCCTGCGACCATGCCGCCGGTGCGCCGATTCCCTTGCCATAGCCGCCATATGGCGGATGCTCTTTTGATGCGTGCGGTTATCTGCATGACAGCTCGATCCTAGCACTAGCGTTAGGAAAAAGGCCAGAGTGAATACCCCAAACAAAAACCCCCAGGACGTGTCCTGGGGGCTTCTTTGCTCAGTTCGACCAGTATTACTGGTTCGGGGTGAACGGATTCCAGACGGGTGAGTCTGGGATATAGTTGTAAATGACTGCGTTGAACTTCGGAATACGGTTACGCACCGCACCGATGGTTGCGACCAGCCAAGGCATGAAGGCGTTCTGGGCGAAGAGTTCAACGCGGGTCAGCGGTAGGAGGAAGCGGTAATCGACCGCGAAATCCTCTTCGCGCAGATCCAGGAGGAACAGCTTCTCGCCACCCGGGTAGTAGGTGTTCAAGTCGGCATAGGTGACGTTGCTCGATCCGCTCGCGGCAACCGTGCCGATATAACGTACGGCAGTCGGTGAGTTGGCGGTACCGCCAAAGCCGCCATTGCCGGTGCGGTAGACACGGAAATTGACCGCAGTGGTGTCCGCTGGTGGCGCGATGGTGAGCACATAGGCGCCCGTCGCGGTGATGCCGGAAACCACGGTCGACCACGTCAGGTTCGACTCGTTGGACTGCGCGTCGGTGCTCGCCACAGCATAAGCATAGCGGGCTGATGCCCAGGTTGCGCCGGAAGCCAGGAACTGGTTGCTCATCGCACCCCAGTTGGAACCGGTTGCCGCCGCGCCCGAGACCGCCACCACAACACCCGTTGCCGGAGTCGGGTTGGTGGTTGTGGCATAGGTGGTGCCGTCGGCCTTGGTCAGCGACTGCGCGGTGGTATCACGGGCGGAGATGAAGAGATCCAGAACAAACTGGATCAGGCCCATGCGTGTCCGCATACCCTGCAGGTCACCGTCGACGACGATGCCCGGCATACGGGTCTGCTCGGGTGTCAGGTTATTCACGACATTGTTCAGAACCGTGGTGACCAGACCTTGGATCGATGCCGCGGTAACCGGTGTCATGAAGGCGTGGGTTGTGCGACCATACTTGCCCCATGAGGTAACCTGCGCAGCAACTTCATAGATCATATTGTAGAGGGTCTGGGCTTGGCTCCAGCCGTTCAATGCCGCATTGGCGACATAGAAGGCACCGAAGTCGAACAGGTTCGACGTCGGGGTGGACTGGAACAGGCCGGTCTGCTGCGACGGATAAAGCGTCGAATTACCGTAATAGCTGGCCCAGTTCACGGACTCCAGAACCGACAGCGCCGCATTGGCGTTTTCGTTCTCGACGACGTCGACGAAGTTGTTCTGTGCCATCAACGCCATGGTAACGGCACGGCCGTTCAGGGCGAGACGGAGATCGATGCTCTGCAGATCGTAAACACCGGCATTGGTCGTGGCGGAACCGCTCTGCACAGAGGTATAGGAGGCATACGCCGCACCGGGGATCGGTCCGCCCGGATCATCGACATATGACCAGTAGTCGACGACCTGATAGGCCGCCGATTTTGAGAGTGCCTGATACAGCGAGAAGCTGTCCGGACGCACCGTGCCGCGAGCCATGCGGGTATCGAGCGACACGTAACCAAGCGACTGACCGCCGGTGATTGACGTGAAGTTGGTCTGCGTGCCGACGTCCAGAACCGCTTTGGACAACTCGTTGCTCTTATACAACTCGCGCCCGGTCGGCAGTTCACGCGGCTTGCCGATGCCCGGTGCCACGGTCTGATAATGCCGTGGATTTTCGCGGAACTTCTTGGCAATCGCGTTCGGCACGGCCATGCGTTCATCAAGCATGCCAGCCGCTTTTTCGAAATCCTGGCTGCGGCCTTCGCCGGCGCACATGCCAAGCACGAAATTGCGGAACTGAGCCAGCTCGCCGGTGCGCGGCAGTGCTTCCTCGATCTGCGACAGCGCCTTGGCATTCTGGTGCCGGCGTGCGTGCGCGTTCTCGTGATATACGTTCTGATCGTGGAACGCACCATCCGGCCGGATCTTGGTAGGGCCAATATCGACTTTGGCGCTACGGGCCGAATCGGTAGGGGTAAAAATATGCGTCATGGGTGTTTTCCTTATCCCTTCGCGATTAGGCCGCTTGGCCAAAGACGTCGCGCTGCACGATGCTGGGCAGACGGTTTACCGTCTTTTCCAACGCCGACATCGCAATGGTGGAGTCGAGCTTGCCTTCCGCCGCAGCCTTCATACGCATCAGCGCATCACGGGCACGGTCACCGTCCGTTTCAGACAGGACGCCACTATCAATGAAGGCGTCGATTTTGGCGAAACGCGAGCTTGTCTCACCTTCCGGGTTGGATTTGACCAGCTCGAATACCGGCGGCAGACCGTTGGCTGACTTGCTCACGCCCCCGGCAGCTTCCATGACCTGCTTCATGTTGGCCTGGAGCATGCCGAACCCACTGACCGCTTCCTGGATCGCGGCAGCAGCTTTGGCCAGATCCTGGCCTTGGCTTCCGCCGGCGCCACCGCCGGTCTCAGTGCCTTTCGACACCGGCCATTTGTCCTGGTTCATGGCCTGATCCGTCGGCAGATTTTCAGCTGCGCGCTTAATCGCCTTGATCAGCATCGGTGTGTTGATCTTGCTGTTCGGGTTCATCTCAAGAGCCATGTCCGTAAGGTCCATGGCCTTGCCCAGCTCGCTACGAGCTTCGGCGGCGAGACGGCTTGCCGTAACGGCCTTGCGCGCGGTCTTGGCTTCGACCATGCTTGCCAACAGGCTTTCAGCCTTGGCCAGATGCTCGCGAGCGCGATTGCGAAGCGTACGAACAGCCTTCTCCTCGCCCTCTTCTTCCTCTTCCTCCTCCATGGTGATTTCCTCACCCTTCAGGAGTGCGATGGCCTTGCGGATCGTGTTGCGTTGAGCCGAAGTGGTGGCGCCGGCAAGTTGAGCACGAAGTGCCTTTTCGGCCTCTTCCTCCTCTTCTTCCTCCTCTTCGCCACCTTCGGCTTTCGCCAAACGGGCAGCTTTCAGCGCCTTCAGCGCCTTCTGAAGTGACTTGCGCGCAACAGGAGTTTTGGCCTTGGCGATCTGAGCGCGAAGGGCTTTTTCACCCTCCTCCTCCTCTTCTTCCTCTTCTTCCTCGCCATCCTCACCCTTCATCAGCTGTAGGGCTTTGGTGAGCGCAGCCTTCACGGCCGGCGATTTGGCGGAAGCAATCTGAGCGCGAAGAGCCTTCTCGCCCTCTTCCTCCTCTTCTTCCTCTTCCTCCTCCCCGGCCTTGGCGACGGACAGCAGTGCGATCTGCTGATTTTGCGCCTTCACGGCTTCAAGGATCAGGCTCATGGCTTTCATCAGATCACGGCCAAGACGCTCGGTCGCGGTCTGAACACCACCCTGCTGTGCCGGGCGTGAATAAGTGCGCTCCATTTCCTGGGCACCGCGGCCGGAAGCTGCTTCCGTACTGCCGACCAATTCACCGCCACCGGGATGCTTCGTGCCGGGACCGCCGACGTGGCGAACCGGCAGATGATCGTCCGGCGGGCCATCCCACTGGTCTTCGACCGTGGCGGCACCGGCATCGGCGCGGCGGCCCATCAGGTCTTCGGCTTTGCCGAGCGCACCTGCGGATAAAATCGCCGCATCGCTCAGCATTTCCTGCCGTTCAATAGGCGATAACACACTGAACGCACGAGACAGATACTTGGTCAAAAGACCAACTTCCTTGACGTCCGGCGTCGCGGCGATGGTAGCAGTTTTGGTCGACATATTACCTCCTGGTACTTGAGCCTTGGCACAAGCGTCGCAATCACAGGGACTACTGCTATGACAAGACATGGTTGATCTCCAACATCGAAAACGACATTAAATTGCCGGACTCACATTTCCATCCCGGCCGGCACCGCTAACGAAGCTTTTATCCATATTGTGGCGATGCATCAGAGCATATGAGTAAATATCCGACTGCCCCGGCGGCAGGCTCAGACATTTCTGAAAATGCTGCCGGTAGCCGAGCAGGGACGGATACTGGTCAACGCCACATCCAGCACATTTACCCATCCCGGCCAGATCCTGCATCGATGTGGCCCCGGCGAAGGGATCTGATCCAATCATGTCTTTCACTATTGTGCTCTTGGCCATCATTTCCCTCAGTTTGTTAAGGGTTGAGACGCAGCCGGGGTGCATCGGCCATGGTGGATCTTCGACCGATGCCCACATCCAGTCACTATGTTCATCGTCGAGTATAGGCTTGAACATCTCTGTGCAGTGATACAGATATGTTGTAAAATCAACGCCGTTTGCGATTCTTTGCGTAAGATCGTTAAGCGGGCCCATGACAGGATAACCCGTCTCTTCCTGGGTTTCACGAACCGCGGCCTGCTGTGGCGTTTCGCCTGCTTCGATCTTGCCGCCGGGAAAGGCCCACTCACCAGGATGATCCCCCTGGCTGCTGCGCTTTAGCATCAATATGCGCTGCGCGCCGGGCTCGCCGGTCAGAATCAGAATGCCGGCGGCGCGGCAACGGGTGGTCGAGACCTCCGGCTCATCGCTAACCGTCATGCCTTTCTCCAGGGCATAATCACCCATGAACGATTTGGCGCTTATAATTCTGGCCTCACCCTTCAGACCTGTATTTTTAGGTCTCCGGGTAAAAGCCAGACTTTTCCACTCGAACTCTTTGACGAGATAGCGTTTTGCACCGCTGATACCGCAAGCACCTGTGCTGCAGTCATCAAAACTGCGAAGATAACCGAAAACGGATGAATACCACTGAACCGGCGGCTCGGACTGAAACGATAGCCATAACTCATCATAGCGGTTTACCGCTGGATTGACTGTTCCATCCCTGGATTTACGGATCTCACCGACTACGGATGTGCGGTTACCGGGTAGCTTTTTTACATCCACCGGCCGTCCAACAATATAAGACGAGGGATCCTGGATAGGTGGATTCAGGCGGTGCCCGATCTCGGATAAATGATCGATGTCGAGCGTGCCAATCGCCTTGAAATGCTCTGCTGAGCCTAGCAACGCCGACTGCAGGATCACATCACCATCGTAATCGACATCCTCACAGCTCGCTTCGACTTCAACCAGCCGGCGTCCATCCGTACCCATCGGCAAAGCTTTGATCAGAACGGGAAGTTCTGCCACGATTGCTTTGTCTAGTGAATCCATAGTCTTTTCTTTCCAACTCTCGTCCACCGGCGCCAGTTGTTTGGGCCCGCTATAAAGTCTTTCGAAAACTGCGCTATTTTAAATCAGTATGGTTAGATCGGAAGCGTCCGGCCCCGTAGCCAATCCTCTTGCCGGAAGACCCCACCATAAACCTGCGGCGCTAATGACCGCTCACACCGGGATAGCCAGTATTGCATCGGCAGCCGGGGCAACTCTATGGCGCACCAATTCGACGTCATGCGCGGGTCATCCAGTTTTATAAGCGCCCAGCGCATGACCAGATCCGGCCGATTAGACCGAAAGAAGGCGTGAAATGACATCTCACTCAGGAAATCACGCCGATTCTGCGCGGCCAGGAAACCGATTCGGATCTTGCGAGATACCCGGCAATACAGGCACATGCAGTCAAAACTATGCCCGGCCGTCAGTTTAGCTGTCCGTTGAGTCTCGCTTATGCGTTGCTTCCATTCGGAACAAAACATGCACATGCAATCGTCCGTAACTGCGTAATGGTTTAGCGCGCAGGTAAGTAGTTCACGGTTTACGGCCCGGCTGACCGGAGCGTCACAGGCGAATTCCTCTTTACGTCGTTTCGAGACCGCGTTCATATGGCGCCCTCCGAAGTGTAAGGTGTGGCGAGAATATAGCCGCCGCTGGCATGCATAATCTGGTTCTGGTCCCGCAGCCGGCGCTTAAACACTGCGATATCATCCGATGTGGTCATATCAGGAAACCGCGACTGAAACATCTCAAAAAGCACAGCCGTCTTAACCGGCGTCACAGCGCCGGAGAGCAAAAGCGCCACGGCCGCCAGAAACGGCTGCCGTGTTTCGTGGGAGCGGTGCGCCGCGCCCCACGTGCTCTTTGGCCCTGTTACCGGCTCTATTTTCTCCTGCACGAACTGGGCCCGGAGGTTCCGATTTGTCGCCCCCGTTTCCAGATAGGTGAGCACCATGTCCCGGATCACGGGATCCGGGCTTTCCGCTGCGGTAATCACGCCGCGGTCATAAGCGACAGCAGTATGAGCACCCGTTGCGAACATTATTCGGCAGCCTCCGCCGAGGAACGAGAATCAGCTTCATTGAATAAACGGTCATAGGCTTTATGCCATGCTTCCAGATCAACCAGCCCGAAGATCTGTTCAACCGCCGGATAAAGCGCTGCTTCATCCGCACCTGTATCCCAAGGTGCTAGGAAAAGATCTTCAGACGGAAGAGCCGTTACCGGTACGCCCAGCCGGCTAAGCGCTCGCAGAGTTTCAACCGGTGGCGTCGAGCCGTTCGGCCCGACCAGAGACCGCAGCACGATACGCTTAATGCCGAGTTTGCGCAGATCTTCACCGACCTGAACCGGGAAACGCAAGTTCCACATACCGACGTTTTCAGCCTTGGGCGCTGTCAGGGTCAGGATAAGATTGCTCAGCTCCGCAGTCATGATGATTGCACTATGCTTGCGCTCCACCACGATATTGGGATCCGAACTGACCGGATTGACATAGAGCACACGTTCCGCGTCAGCCGGTGGTGTCGTCTCATCCCATGCCAGGATCTCACAATTCGCTCCGGCGATATTCATGCCGTTATTCGTCACACCAAGTGCGAAATTGGGGTTCCAGTACGGATCCGGCGCAGCCCAGCGCTTCGCCGCGAGATTATTGTCATCACGCAGCTGGTCCAGCCACTCTTTTGTCGGACCGCTGGTCGAGCGGGTCGAGCCTTCCAGATGCAGTAGTTCAACCGAGCAATCGACGATATGCCGATAGCCTTTTTTACCCAGTTGCATGCAAAAATCGACATCGTTGTAATTCAGGCGCAGATTTTCGTCGAAACCGCCGACCTCGTCATAATGCTCGCGCGATACAAGCATGCAGGCACCGGTAACCGCACTGGCCTCATGTGTCAGCACGCCAATATCACGATATCCGGTCAGGTTGACCGGCATACCTTTGTGCAGATGCACGCAGATACCCTTATGCACAATCACGCCGATGTGCTGAACCATGCCTTGCGGGAACAGCATCTTCGGTCCTACCGCGCCGATACCGGGTTTCACGACATGTGCCACCAGTTTGTCCAGCCAATCCACTGACGGAACCCGTGTATCGTCATTCATGAAACACAGGATTTCGCCTGCCGCTTCCTTGACCGCCCGATTATTCACGCCCGACCAGTTGAACGGCTTTTCCCGGTCATAGATTATACGTAGCCGGGTATTCCCGACCGCGGCGCCCAGTTGCGGTTCACCTTCGCCGGTCATTACCAGCAGCACTTCGAATTTTGGATAGGCAGTGTTGCCGAGCAGTGTATTCAGGCAAGGCTCCAATAGCCAGCCATCACCCTTGGTCGGGATAATCACCGAAACCACGGGGCGCCAATCATCTTCGACAAGCCGTGGGGTTACGGTAAGCGCGCCCGGCGCGCGGCGGTTCACTGTTACCTCGGCTGTTTGCCCAAACCCCTTCTGCACGATATCATGGCGGATCATCGTCTTGACCGCCATCAATTCCGGAGCATCGTCTACGGTCGCACCAAGAATTTCAGGAATATGAATGAAATTTTTCCGGCTGTCGTAACCGTTCTGTTCATGCACAATGATGATAGGCAGCAGATCATGATCCAGCTCAGTCTTGCCGCCGGGTATCAGGCTTGTCCGAACCGCGCAGACCGGTGTCACATAATCATAAGCTAGATACAGGGTAGCATCGAAATCAGGCTTGAACCACGGATTCGGTTTGCCATCGAGACCCATGGTCTCGTGATCGGCATAAACCACCATGACTTCCGGCCCAGCCTTGGCACATACTTCCGAGAAGCGCGCCAGCGCGCCAGGACGCAATATAGCACCGGCCGGCACCACCCATTCCGCGTCTGGGAACGGCTTACCATAGGTCTGCACCTTGATATCGCATCGCAACTCATGGCTCGGCAATGCGCTGTCACGCAACAGAGACCACGCCGCATAGTCGCCGGCGAACCCGGCCAGACCCGGACGAGGGCCTTCCCATTCGAAGCGTAGAAGCTGCAGCTCGATATCCCGACGCTCTTCCGGGCTCAAACTGTCAGTCTGGACCTGCAATAGCGGCGCATAACCACGCGCCTGCAAGCGCTGTACCTGTTCCTGTGTCGCAGGGATCGGCGCCGCCATGGTCCAGGCATAAGCGTCCGCCGCCTGCATAATCCGCCATCCCTTGGTTGCGGCACGGAAACCCCATTCCAGGATCGCGACTTCCTCGTTATCGCCATTGTCGATGACATCCGGCACACCAAAATGCGCCAAAGCATGCTTGCCGATGAAGACGCAGGGGCCGCCGAGCAGCAGGACGTTCAGCCGCTTGCCGGGCACCACCGCGCGCAGGGCCTTGGCTGTGGCGATACCGGTGCGCGCCTGTGTCGGGGTGAAAGCCGCAAGACGTGGAAAAGCGTTCGGACCATCCGGTGACAGCGGCATGGCCGCCGCGACCGGCGCTGTCTTGCCGTCCGGCTCGCCATTCTCAGCCATAATCCCTGTCAGGGCCCGCCATGTATCGACGTCAAAATCCGTACCCGGCCGCAGCCAGAGCAGATTGGCGCCCTTGGCCATGGCGGCACGGGCACCTTCTTCCAGGGTAGAATAAATAGGTGCCTTACGCAGCACGGACGGCATGCCTGGGAACTCGCGCTTCTCGGCGCTGACGATCACGGTATCCGTAATCGTCGTCTGCGTGGCGCGCGGGCGGAAACGATTGTCGTCCGTGCTGTTCGGGCTCCAGGCCGCCAGCCGCTTATGCATATTGGCTTCGACCGTGAAGTAGCGTGATACCCAGCGCTGCAGCGCATCGGCAGACATCTGCCGCTCTTTCGGCGGCGCAGCGATGAAGCGTGAAATCTCGCGCGACCAGTCTTCCGGCGTCTCGCAATAAGCAAACACCGGCGGATCGCCTTCGGTATAAGGGATAATGCGCTGGGCGATAACCGGCACATTCAATGCACCGGCATCGAGCAAACGCAAATTACTCTTGCACCGGTTGAACTCGTTATCTTCCAGCGGCCCGAGAAGCAGATCCAGGTTCAGCTTCTCCATTTCATCCATATAGGTATTGACTGGCACACCTTCATGGAACTCAACACGCACTGGCGGGTTCTTAGGTTGGATCCCCATGAACACCCACTCCACGGCTTCACCGATGTCTGCCATGGCCTTGTCGAGCAATTCGATATCGCCTTCATGTGACAGCGATCCAGCCCAGCCGATCCGCAGCTTCGTACCCGGCTTCGGCTGCTCGCGGCGGCGCATGCGCGACATCGGCACGACATTTGGCGCCACACGAACATCCTTGGCGCCGCGCTCGCGCAGCCATGCCGCCAGCCGTTCCGTGGTTGTCGTAACGGCGTCGCACAAGGCAATGCCGCGCATGATGCGCTCTTCAACATTCGACGGAATGAACCCGCTCCAGAAACTCTTCGGCGGCAGGCCAGCGAAGAAATCATCGATCTCATAGATCATGAAGACGTTGGGAAGCGCCTTGCGGTAAGACGCCATAAGATCGAACATTCCTTCTTCGACTTGACGCTGCCAGACGATGACGTCCGGATTGGCCGCGACAATCTGCTCCACCGGCCACGGACGCATATCGATCCGGCCTTCTGCCAAACCGACATTCAGTAAAGAACCCATGGGCACCTGAATACGATGCCATCCGCATCCCTGGCTGTCTGCAAGGAAAGCAAGAATAAAAGGTGGGCGTTCCGACAATGATGCCATTACACGAAGTTCCTGTTTTGTTACATAATGTGATTTAGTTGGTGATACGTTTCAGCCCGAGTTTCGCTAATTGCTCAGTGCTGAACCGGTCAGTCGCAAGCGAGACAAAATTCATAACCTCATCGTTCGACATCATGTCAATAGAAGTACCGGGAAACATACCTACCGTCATAAGCCGTGGATTATACAGATTGACCTGATTGGCCAGCATGACCAGAAATTCAGGAGCTATATGCTGGTGATCAGACCGCACCAGAACAACACCAAAATCATCTTTTGGTAATTGCAGCACGAAAGCGTCGATACGCTTTTCCTCACTTAACAGCATTGTCTACAGCTTCCGAAACAATATCGTTCACATTAAAGCTGACTTGCTTCTCCCTGCGTTCGCTTGGACTATTGCGCCGTACACCAGCCCTGTGACCATGCGCCTGTGACTGCGCTGGATCCTTTTTCGACGTCATGCGCTGTCCCGGCGCAGACTCATTTCCCAACTCACCGTTGGCTGTATCATCTCCGCCCTTGTCTAACCCCAACTTGGCTTTCAGAAACGTCACCGCGACAGTCTGAAATACCGACGCCTTATTCGGATCTTCCGGGCACAGTTCCATAAGTTCCGCAACTTCCTTCATCTCCGGCGGGAACAGCTTAGCCAGCGGCGGTAGATCAACTTCCGCCCGGCTTTCGCCCCAGGTACGTGCATTCTTTTTCGCTTCATACTCCCGTGCATCCGTCTTCGGATCCGTGTTGGTGAAACTGAATTTCAGATGGGGCCACCGGCTCCAGAGCAGGTATTGGTTCACGGTCTCCGCTACGAAAAACAGAAGCGGCGGCAGACCTGCATCGTCAACACCCTGCTCTTCAACGGACTCATCCGGCAACGGCATGTTATCGTGATTGTGGCCGGATGCGAACAATCCCAACCGGCGCACAGGGAACTGCGAGACCATGCAGAATATGCCGCACATCATGTTCATGTGATCGCGATAGCGAACGTCATTGCCTTTGATGTCGTTCAGCGGGATGATCTTGATATCGCCTTCCTCGGGAATGCTCAGGAACGGCAGGCCCCAGGACTTGGATACGCCATTCTTCATGTTCTGCCATTCACGCAACAGCAGATCCATCTGATCGTCGTTCCAGTAGTCACCCATCAGCGCTATAATGGCTTCCGGTATACCACTCTTGGTGAAGGTATCGCAGTTCAGGTCGACCGCGGATTGGAAACCCTGGATCGCACGCACACCCTGCTCCAGCGGCGACAGGCCGTAACCGTAAGCCTCGGGTTCAGTACGCGGGTTCATCACCCGCCATACCAATTCGTCTCGTGTGAAGGCGGTAATCGGATTGCCGGCTTCATCAAGCAACGCCGCAAACTGGTCTATATTACCCTTATAGCCTTGTCGCGGGTTGGCCATGCGGATATTACCGGCGGGCAGTAGCGAAAAGGCTTTGACCCGGTCCGAATTATCCATATCGGTCCAGATTGCCAGACTGTCGAAGGTGTAGAGATCGCGTGCCGCAGCGCGTAGAAACTGCTCGAACGGCGCCACCATGCTTTTGTCACGGTCACGTGCCTGATCATATTTTGTTTCCACATTGCAGTTGTAAATGAAACGCTGTGCCTCAAGAATATCTTTCCGCTCTTGCGTGCTCGGCGCCCGGCCGGATTCCATGATCGAAATCTGCCAGCCTGGACGCCATGGCACAGTCGACGGCTGCGAGTAGCGCGCCAGATCGGACACACGGGCATTCGTGATCAGCATCGGCAAAAGATTGTCCCGTGCGATCTTGCGCAACGAGTCCGGGTTGATGCCGGGCCACTGGAGCAAGCCGGAATTCGACACATCCGGCATATAAGCAATGCGCGCGTAGGAATAGGATTGCGGCGGCGTGTTCAACGCTTTCGCGGCAAGCGTCAGACTATACTCGATATCGTGAAAACCCTTGTGAATGGCTTTCAGATAGCTATCCGCATCCTGAGCGAAACCGCGCATCATTTCCGGTGGACGCGGCACACGCGCCTGCGGCGTCTTGCGATCCGCCGCGATGGCATTAGGATCATAGGGTGTAACTGTCTTTTCCATGTTTATACCACCCACCGTCTTGTTTTAAGCTGGTCCTGCCCGGGCGGCGGTGTACCGGCCCGATGCCAGCCGCGACAGCCATGTATCGCTGCCGTCTTGTGATCGTTCAGAGAGCACCAACGCTCACCATCCTTGAAATCGTAACTGCCGCAACTGCCGCACATGCCGTCGAAGGGTGTGCTCCCGGCAGTCGCCAACCGGCTGGCCCGCACCTGTTCCTGATAGGCAAGAGTAGTAAACCCATCCATCATATACCGGCGCGGATCGGTGATATCCGAAACTGTTTCCTGGTTGCTCCACGGGTTCGGACTATCGCCCTGCAGAATACGCCCACCTTTCCGGCTCGCTTCAATCGCCGCGGACACAAGATGGACCAGCGTATCGAAATCGTCCGACCGCTGCGTCTCATCGCCGGTGAATGACAGGACATTTTCCAGAAACGGTTTTATCCAGGGTGCATCCAACGGGTAACGGATACGCCCCATGCGACCCCAACCCTGTACCGATGCACCGCCACCACCGACACCGTTCACGGCACGCTCAACCTTGCCTTCACGCACCTGCCGGCCCTCAATCGGGATATTGCCGCCCTTCAGCAGCTGCATCAGGTCGGTACCAGAGGCTTTATCCTCGATCACCTCTTTACGAGCGCCCCATTTTTCATGGCGATCACGAAAGACCTTCAGCAATTTACGGAAGTCGACACTTTCATAAAATCTATCGGTAAGATAGACATCGTAGTGATGCGGGCAGGGCCCGTGAGTGTCGACATCCTCGCCGCAATGCCAGTCGCGGCACGGCACCAGCAGCCCGGCAAGCGCCACAGTACGGGATTCCGAGTATTTCTTGCCGAGCGCCGTATCCCAGGCTTGCATCATATAGCCGCGGCTGCCACGCACCCACTGCAGCACAGACGGTGCGGCTATACCAAGATGCAAATCTTCCGGCGGCACATAAGGTTTAAAGTCGCTGGCCTCGAAAACCCGGCCTTCGTCACGCTCCGGATAGCCATTATATGTGGTTTCGACGACGCCGGGGTTTTCCCGCGCGACCGCCATATATTCCATGCGCTTCTGCTTGCTGTTGGGCCAATAAAAACCCTCTCCGGTCGGATCCGCGCCATAATAGGCCCGGAACCGGCGCAACAGCCCGTTCGGATCAACATAGGTTTTGTCTTCTTCAAGTGTTTCAGAGAAGACACACTCGACATCCTTGGGTACGTAAACATCCCACCAGAGGCGTTTTTCACCCCGGCGCAGCGCCGGCAGGTGCATCACCACCCATAACCCGGACGCCTGCAGCTTACCGTACAGGTCATCCGTGGCCCAGCGCCGGCCGATGGCGATAAAACGGGAACCTTGAGGGTCGGCACGGCCCAGAAGCGTGTCGTAGGTGGTCTTGACCACCTCCTGACGGCCTTCCACCGTGTTGGAATTGATCTTGTCGTGCAAGTCATCCCAGATCAGCACGCGCGCATGGGCGCCGGTAAGGGCTTTCGAGGCCAAACCAGCCGAAACATAGCTCGGATCCTGGTCGCCCAGCAGATGCCCGGTGACATTTATACCGTTTTCAGCCGACCAACCCGATTGCATATCGGGTTTTACATCCGGATAAAGCTGATGGAACTCCGGCGAATGCTGGATTATCTCCATGCACGCCTTGATTTGCTTCTTGATCAGGCTTTCACCCGCCGAAACACCCAGAATTGTCAGGTCAGGCTGGTTGCCGAGGAACCAAGTGGGCAGTGCGATGCCTAAAAGGGTCGAATTATGCGTAGGCACAAAATCACCCGCCAAAAACATACCGTCTTCAGCTTCAACCTGAATACATGCGCTTTTTGCTGCATCTATACGCTCAATGCGTTCGATATGTAGCTTGAATGTGTCTGCGTATTGTGATTTCCAGGTTTTTTCTTTTTTCCGTGTTAGCCGGAAGAAGTTCCATGGATCACGAACTTGAACCGCTACTCGATAGGCCGGCTTACCCGTACGCCGTTCGCCTTTGTGCACAAAAGTTTTGCAGTGAACTGTTATTTTTGCTTTACCCCCGAGGGACCAAATCAGCCGCTGAACCCCTTCTGCCAGAGTCCTGCTAGTTGTCGTGAAATCAGGACTACCACCAGCATTAACATAACCGTCAGTATCAAATAATCCTTGAAGAAGGGCTAGACGTTGAGCAACAGACCCCTTGAAATACACTGATGGGATAAATTTTGTATGAGAGCGTGCATTTGCCAGACCTAAAGCACGAATACGTGGAGCCGCGCCTAGAACCCGCCAGACTGGACAGTGTTCTTTTACTGTAACCCGAGGCGTCACGTTCAGACCGACAAGTCGAGCATCCGCACGAAGAAGGTGTTCCATCTCCGCATCGCTTGTGGTCACCGTTGATGTACTGTCATCTGTTATATACCCGTCTCCAAGGATGCATCCAAGCAGATATGGTGGGAGGGCCATTTGAGTTTGCGGGTTGTATTTTGTCAGCAGCCCCCGTACTTTTGGCTTATTTGTCCGACCTAGACCCCGCCAAAGCGGGATATCCGGCAGGTTTACTGCCTCCGGAAGAGGAACAAAACAACGCAAACTAGGTTGTCGTGTCATAAGGTCGGCCAATGCGTCCGAGGTCATGTTCTTCCACGCTTGACCCACTTCAGTTTCGCGAATTCGAGCGCGAACTCGTTTACCCTCCGCAGCAAATAGCTCAACCCGGCGAACGCCGATATTTTTATGATGAATACGCCATAGGTGATTACCATGCGCGTCAAGCGTACGGCCATCTCCGAAGTGCACACGCCATAACGGCATACTCGGTGTACGACTCGTAGCTACTACTTTAGTGAAATAGCCGGATGGGTGGACTACTTCATCATCTACCACAATGTTTTCAATGGCTTTCCAGCCGGTCGAAGTCAAAATTGGTGTTCCGTGACGCAACGCTTTCCCGAGCCCTGGCGGTCCAATGGCCAATAAAAACGGAATTCTGTCGTCTTCAATGCCTTTTGTGAACGGATAAAGGTGCGGCGGCAGCTTAAAACGGCGCCGGGACATCAAAGCGTCGTAATGCATCGCCAAAGATGTGCGTTCTTTTGTCCGGCCGAGTGGATTTTCCTGAGATTCCGACACGTTCGGCCTTATTTCCGACCAAAAACCCGAGAAAGATCAACAAAACTGCCTTTCATCGTGCCGGTTGGCGGATTTGTGATGATTTGCTGGCGAACTTGGTCCATCTGGCGTGTGATTTGCGCACCGGATGCCTGCATCACCGGCAAACTCCCTAAATCCGATGATTTTTTCTCCCTTTTCTCCTTGCCCTCGCGCGCCAGCTTATCTGCCTCGTTGGCGAGACGCTGACCTTCCTTGCGCGACACACCATGACGCCGTGCCGCGTCTGGATTTTCTGCCAACTCGTGAAATAATCTTCTTTGTTTGTCAGTGTAAGGCATTGCTTTTACTCCATCTAGCATCCGAGCCGGCCTTAGCTAACTTGGCTATCCGCGCAGAGAATGTTTTGCTGCGACAAGATGGGCTGCAGTATTTTTGATCTTTTATACGGCTTGACGCGCCTGTGAATGTCTGTTCGCATACAGGACAAATCTTGCTGATATGGATTTTTGCGCCTTCGTTTTTGCACGTTACTGAACAGTAGCGCTTCGTCCCGACCTGTGATGGTTTTCTCGCGACCGTTTTCGCACAGACGTCACACGAGAATGTCATTCTGGATATACTCGGCAGATAGCTATCAACAATCTGCTGTAGTTTTTCTTGTTTTCTAGTGCTATGAAGTTGTATAAGCTGCTGAAAACGTTCAAACTCTTCTCGTTTTCCGCAAAGCGTCACCTCCCATGCCGGTTGATGGTGTGCTTTAACTTGAGCTTTAAAACGAACCACAGGATTGAAACCTAGATCGATACAAATTGTCGTCATAAAATCTATAAGAGACTTATCCGTATTCGAGAATGAGATGACACGATTGAAGTAGCGCTTGCCCTGCTGGCTCTTCATGAGATGCAAGCCTACATGGCCTTCACCATCAATGAACGCCGCCACGTAAGCTGCTTTTTCCTTGTCGTTCATGATGGAAGACGTCTCTGTGCTGGGGTGTATGGCATGGCCTTCTTGCTCCCTTACAAGAATCAACATGTAGCGTCGTTCATATAACGCGAGCGCAAGCACTAGGCAATGATTTTCCCTTGACGTGATTGGGGTATAGTATAATACTGTCGAAACCGTTAATATAACCTAACTGTAGGAATAGACAGATTACAAACCGTCCAATCGTCACGCCCGCCCGCCGCGCGTGGCTTGAATTTCTCCGCAGTAACGGCCGCGCCTCCATCAGCCAGTGGGGTTGCGCCACGTTTCAGACCCGGCATGCCTGCGCGGAGCTGAAATGGACCCGTCCGGTCTTCCGTTATGAGAGCGGCAAGACCGGAATGTGGCGGCGCCCGGGGGCCCGGCTCTGCGGTATC